TTAAGTATGGTGTTTTTATGTATTCGGGTGCACCACCATAATCAGTTATAATGACGGGTTTGTTTCGTAAGGCTGCTTCCACTGCACCCATACCTATACCCTCCGAACTCGAAAAACTTACGTAACAATCACCCATTGCATGTATTTTTTCCATATCTTCATCTGATACGAGCCCGTTTATAAAGGTAACATTAGGTATTCGTGCTTCGACGGGTTGTTTACACGTTGCTTTTACCAATAAACGTGAATCTGGTTTATTCATACGTACGAATGTTTCTATGATTTTATTAAAATTTTTACGTGGGTCGTGAACATTACCTATATGGTAAAACGTATACGGTCTCTTATCGGGTATATGTGCATGTATAACGAAAAAATCTTTATCAGGAAACTGTTTCTTAAAAACTTTTCTACAGAATTCACTCGGTACGGCAATTCTATCGAATAAGTCAAAAAGTTTACCATAATCTTCGTGTACGGTTTCGGTTTCACATATGGTCATACACGTCACGTGTTTGATTTTACGTTTAATTTCGGGTATTTTATCTAACCAGTATGGTACAGGTAAAGCATAAATGAATGCACGCTCACAAACAGGTATATCATTTTGAAGTTCAATGTACTGACTCCCAGGAAAAAGACTCATATATTTTTTACACTGTTGACCTATTCCACTTAAAAGAGTTGGACCGATGAATAACATTTAGTATAAAGATAATATTTCTTTTATATATATTACGCGATGGACTCTGTTAGAGAACAAATTGAAGAAGCACTTCAAAGATCAAAAATTCACAAAGAAACTGTCTATGGTATTCTTAGACAAATAGCTGATGCAATCGAACCACCAGCTCCAGCTCCAGTAAAGGTCGCTGCTCCAGCTCCAGCTCCAGCTCCAGCTTCAGCCCCAGCTCCAGCTCCAGCTCCAGCACCACCAGCTCCAGCTCCAGAACCACCAGCTCCAGCACCAGAAACACCAAAGAAAAAAGTTGTCAAACGTGTCGTTAAAAAGAAGGTTGCGGAATCGAAGGAGTAAATTTATTTTTTACAAATACAAACCCACCTATTACCATTGTTATGAACAGTATTAAGTAACGTAAAGGGTACTTTTTCTTTTTTTCTATTTCCATTTTTTCGATATCCTCCTTATCTGGAAGTTTTTTAACGTTTATGTTAAGATCATCTATCTTCCCGATAAGTTTATGTAAAGCTTCAAGAATTTGAACCTCCCGATTTATAGGTTTTTCCTTAACATCTATAGTTGTAACTTCGAGAACCATATACCATTCTGCATCCGGTTGTAATGTAACGTAATCTGTATCTTCTTGAAATTCATATAACTTAAAATGAAGTTTCTGTAAAGATATAGGGTTAAATAGGTTTGTCTGTCTTGGGAACGCTTTCCATTGTTTATCCCTTAATATAGTATGTGAACCATGATTAAAATGTCTTTCGAGTGGTACACGCGCTAAAATTTGTCCGTTACGTTCATCAAGTATTTGAGCACGTTTAGGTATATCTTCGCATGTTATATCAATGTACTTTGCAATACTACTCACGTGAGTATCAGAGTTCGGGTTTGCCTGTCCAATTTGTGTCACGTAAAAATCTACTGGTTTTAGACCGCACACTTGCGTCATATCTTCTAGATGTAAATTTGATTCGAGTGTAAGATCAATACTAAACGTATTATTCGAACCATTTACATATTTCGAATCTATAATTATATACTGAACCTTTTTTGGTAAGTCCTGGAGTGAAACCATCTTGTATTTAGTATATAAAAAAATAAATATAAATAATAGCGGTAATGTTTTCGTTTTATTCGAGTGTATGTAATTTATTATCACCTCGACCAAAACCCGAACCTCCATCTATAAAAATGTGTGAAAATGACTATATCATATCTAAAAATGAAGCGAATGAGATAATCATTTTAGAGGTTCCTAAGAAACCTAAGTTTACATACTTCTAATAAAATGTATAAAAAAATGAAATGGACGATTACATTGCCTTACACACGTACGACTATAAACTCTCGTTTTGTCAAGCGACAAACGAGCTCCCGGGTGATATGCAAAGACTCGTATGGGAAAAACTTAACGCGTACGAATCACGTGATCTCGTGTGTCCGGGAGCCCCTCAACGATCCCCCCGAAATTCACGATTCTCAAAAGAGAGACTTGAAACTTTGGTTAACCGATGGAGAGAACAGTGGGGCGAACCTACTTCGTGAACGCATGAATATATTGGCACGTGAACAGCTTTATTTTGATGATTACGAAAGTAGTGAATATGATTCATATTCACTCGTACTTTATAAACTTCTACTTGAGGATCTTACGTATCAAAAGCGTGAACTACAATATTCTACAATCTTCGGTGATAAATGGAGGAAATCGCCTACAAATAAAATAGATTTAACCAATATTCAAATTAGTATACACGAAGTTGAACAGAGGTGTAATAATTTTAAAATAAAAGAACGAAAGTTTAAGAAAAAGTATTTTCAAGATGAAAACTATATTATTAAAGGTATAGATATAGAGTAAATAAATTGTAATGTTGAGTATAATAAATCCGTACACAAAAACCATTAGAATATCGTGCCCCACTAAACGTAAAGAAGGTATAGCGGAATATGAAAAAATAAAAGATAAAATTAAAAAGACAACTTTACAATACGGTGTCGCTGTTTCGACCTACCATTTTATTTTTCATACACCCATTGACGGTGTATCTGCTACTTTAGGGACAATTGCGTCGTGTATTTATGTAGACTCGTTGTCATCATACGTCGATAATATTGAAAGAATACCCGTTTTGAATAAACGATTATTGTTACCGACGTGTCTCGCACTAGCCGAATCTTTGTGGAACACATCGGAATTACCATTCGATTTTAATATGGGGGCAACCTTATTCGGATTTTTAGCGTATAAAATGGCATTTTATCAAATCGTGGCCGAAGAAATATTGATGTACAGTGAAGACCTAAGTGATATAGATCAGCTATAATAAGTATACTATAAAAAATGTCTCTCATTTACCAACTTACCAAACAAACGGTTAGTCTTGAAAGACTCGATAAACTTGACGGTGTTCTTTCGAGTTTTCGAACCGATCAATTTTCATCTGGCACACCTTCTCAAGTGTATGGGGTGAGATTGAAAACAAACTTTCCACAGGATTTAATAAAGTTCAAAAAGGAACTTAATCATATTGCGTATGTCGGTGTATCTGCATTTAACGATAAGCTTCACTTAGTAGACTTTATGTATGAAGAGAAATACGAAGATGGTACTCGGATTGGTATTATTGAGCCAGTAATCCAAATGTTGGCAAAAGATGAATTGGATACTATGGTTGTTCCGCGATACGTCCCGGAAGAATGGATCGAGTTCTGGATGAATTACTTTAAAAACGAGTTTAACTGTCAAAAAACTCTTTTACAGTTTGTTGAAAAAAATAACCTTCACGGAAGCATTGACTGGACGGAACTTTACAACTCATTCCCTGAAAACATGGACTTAAAACTTAGCAACTAATGTGTAATATAATACGATGAGCCTTACTTACGAACTCCTTAAAAATTGTACCACGATTGTTGAACTTTTCGACGTTAACGAACTCTTTTCCGAATTAGCCGGTGAAAAATGTAAAGTATACGGTTTACGCGCTGATTTTGGGTACCCCACACACCTTGTTCCTAAAAATACGTATAATTATATTGCGTATATTGGTATTTCTAATAGAAAATTAGAAACATCGTATGGTCAAGCCCAGTTTATTGAATTTTATTATGAACCTAAGGATATTGGTATTTTGGAACACTTTTTTGATATGTACCTCGAAAGTGAAAAGGAGATTCTTAAAGAATGTGGGTGTAAAGGTGATGAAGAGTTTACCGTCGAACTTTTCCCGAGTAAAATCACAAAAAAGAACCTCTCGTTTTGGAAATCGTATTTAGATGAACAATACGGTGTTAATGATAGAATTTCTTTACGTGATTTCCTTGACGATTATGAAATTAAGTACCAAATTGACCACGATCGGTTATACGATTATTTACCGGAAAATATTGACGATTTGGATAATGAAAGTGAATACATGTCGGATTCTGAATCCGAACTCGAAGAAGGTGAAATAAGAACCTAAGTACGAGATTATAAAAAAAATGATAAAGAAAATGCGTCCAAACTGTGTACACGAAAACTGTCTCTGTCGCCAAGGAAAAAACGGGTTTTGTGTAAAACACCGTGAAATTGGTGAAGCCGTAGAAGCCCTTTTACTTTTAAGAAAAATAACAAACCTAAGTTGTAATGAAACAAAATAAAAAATTAATATATTAAAAATGGACGCTCTTAC